TGGTAAAGAGGTTGATACTGATTCTCAGTTAAATGTAAACGTAGATGGCAAAAAAGTATTAATTATACCTATTTTGATGGGGGGTTTTGTGGCTACTGCGACTGCCGCTATTACTGCTGCTATAGTAGGCTCAACAGCAGTAGCCGCAAAAACACTAGCATACAAGGTTACAACTTTTATCGTTGGCACTGTCTTGGGCGCGGCTTTATCGTTTGGTTTAAGTTTATTAATATCAAAATTAATGAAGCCTGATGATCCAAAGTCTGCAAATACGAGTTCTTTTATATTTGGTCAAGCCGAAAATGTTACTAAACAAGGAGTTGTAGTTCCTGTTGGTTACGGTCGTTTGCAGGCGGGAAGCAGAGTAGTTTCTGTAAATAAGTTTAGTGTAGACAGACAAAAATTTGATGGATCCGGAGCAGATATATATGCCATAAGCCAAGACAAAAATAATCCAGACGCAGAAGTTAAGTTTAGAAATAACGGAGGTATAATTCAGATGTTCAAAGGAGATCCAAATCAAGAATAATTATTATGGCAGATTACGATCCTAGAGGGTTATACCCATTAAAGGAAAATCAAGCAGATTTGGTTGACGCGCTTTCTTATGAAGAGGTGTGTACTTCAGTTGTGGACCGGGGTGCGAGCGAAAACTTAGAGTCTGTTTCTATATATCAGACAGTAGATGCAATTTGCGAAGGAGAAGTTGCTGGTCTTTGCGACAAACATGGAAACCTAATCAAGCTGACGTCAGACCCTGATTTAAATGAAGATGGTTTTAAGGGTATATATTTAAATGACGTGCCTGTTAAAAACACGGATGTCAATAGTTTAAATTATAATAGAGTCTTTGCAGATTTTAGAACTGGAACTGGGAGACAGACATCTTTAGCAAAATTCCAAAATGCAGCGCTGTCTTTTTCTAATGCAGTGCAGGCGATAAATTTTAATGTAAATCTGCCCGGATTGTCAGCAGCCAACAAATTTATAGATAGATTCGTTAAGTTGTTGGTAATAGGAAAGGATAAAAATGAATATGATTTATCTGAACGAGTATCTTCATGGGTATATGGCTATAGAGATAATTGTGTTGTATATGCAAAAAATACAGATACAGTAAATAAAATACGCAAAGCTGAAAAAGCTGCGGTTGTCACTTGTGTTCATGCTATAACCAATGATAGTGTTGATTCGGTGCAAATAGAGATGTCAGTACCATCTTTGTTATACCAAACAAACCAAGCAGCTGGTGTAGCTTTTGTTATTAAAATCGGTTACGTTGATGATGAGCTGACTATAGACGAAGGAGGTAGTGTTATATATACGATTGGTGCTATTACGGGTATAACAACCGCCGGTTACAACAGATCTCACATTTTTCCTCTGCCTAGATCAGGAAAAGAAAAAAGAGATAGATTTGTTAAAATTTTTCGAATAGATCAGGAAAAATCTGTATCTACAGTAAATCTTCAAAAAGGCTTGAGTGTTGCCACAATATCAGAGATTGTTCAGCAGAATTTAACTTACCCTCATACAACTTTAATGGGTATGATTTTTGATGCCAGAGCATTTAGTCAACCCCCGACAAGAAGATTTGATTTAAAATTAACTAAAGTTTTTGTCCCAAGCAATTACAATGTTGAAACTAAAAATTATAATGGTAATTGGGACGGAGAATTTAAACCAGTAAAAGAATGGACTGACAATCCTGCTTGGATTTTTTATGATATCGCTACGAATGAAAGATACGGTATAGGCAAATTTGGATTCAAGTCCCAATATGTAGATAAATGGAATTTATATAGTATAGCTAAATACTGTGACGCTTTTGTTCCTACTGGTTATTCTGGCAAATATTCTAATTTAGATTTTGATTGTACCGCAGGTTCAGTAACCGTAAATGTTTCCGCTCCCTCAAGTGACACTTCTGGAGACAACATGATAGAAAGATTTCCTAGGGGGGGAACAATATGCTTATTCAGCACCAAGGACTCGGACTCTACCGACTTGGATAAAGCATTTAAAAGACTAATATTTTATGAAAAAGAAGATTTATTAGCAAACTATTCTTCTAACAAACTAAAAATTAAATTAGTAAAAATACCAGATGTAGAAGAGGTTTTTGAAAAATATCCAGACATAAAAACATTATTTTTGGAACAGCAAAAAACAAACATAGAAAATAGCTACGATTACCTTGTAAATTATTTAAAAACTCATACTGGGAATGATTCTAATTTTGCTAGCGAGTAT